ATGTTTCAGCAAGGCAGCAGATCTGAAAGCAGATTTGCTTCTTGATATGATTGAGGCTAACCAAGTATTGCCCGCCGTAAATTCCTTATCCAACTATTTGCCATATCTGGCAAGTAGGTGGGAAGGTATACGGAGAGCATTAAAGGGCGTGTCGAACGCATACTTGTATTGGAAGTTCGGGATTGATCCCGTTCTTCGCGATATAAGCGCGGTGGCACAGTACCTACCTAAGCTAGCAAGTGATATCAAACGAATAAAGGATGCCGATAGTAGGCGAGTCAGCAAAGTTGCTGTCTTACCTATGGCATATACATCTCCGGCGACACCTTACTTAGGTGTCATCTCGGATGTGTGCAAGGGTCGCATTAATGCGAAACCTACCGTTCGTTATGTTCTAGTAGTGAAGCCTAGCGCAACTAAGTATCATACTAGCCTTTTTCAGAAGGCTGATCTTATTGCATCTAGGTTCGCGACGTCGCCGGCTGGTCTTGCTTGGGAGTTAGTTCCTTTCTCCTTTGTGTTGGACTGGTTTGTTGATGTTCGTGGAGCCCTTAGAGCACTCGATGGACTTTGCGGGGTTTCCCCCTACGAAGTTCTAGCGTTCTCAAGGTCGTTTAGCTACAAGTGCGCTGTAGATGTTTCCTATGACATTCGAAAGAATTGCACAGGATATCCGCAGTTGGCGCTTATTGATTGTGGAACTACAGAGTATTCCCACTACGAGAGGTCTCCAGTTTCCAGTGCGCCGTCTTGGCCCACATGGAAACCCAGGTTCGGAAAGAATCAGGCTGCTATTTCAGCAGCTCTGATCACACAGCAGCTTTCGAAATTTCGAAAGTAGTCTATGTGCGAACTGGTTCAGCTCCAGAATAGATATAGAAAGATTGCATATGCAAACTCCAAATATCCATGACAACGCAGAAATATCGTACTTTAGTATCATAATGATACAGCACCAGACCCTCACGGGTGTGTTGCGTACGGCACATCTAACTCGCGATGAAATGATCGAATTGGCCACATGGCTGGATCGATCGTACAGCGCGAAAGAGAAGCGGAAGTTGATGGTGGATCTATGTTTAAATACATTCCCACCTGATCTTTTCGCACTCCGAGTGTTGTCATTGGAGCATAGTTCAAACTAGTATAACATAAAATACCATCATGAATGCCGATCTGACATTCAACACAATCGTGTTCAAGAAGTCTTTCGATGAGAAAGACGGATCTGAACGCCGGTCAACAACTCGTAGCGTTAATACGCCCGATTTGCTGATCATCAAGTCCCAATCATATGTCGACTCTGCTACGAAAGTAGCAGGTACTCGCTATACTGGTCGGGTTGATCGCCAGGACATCGACGCAAACCTAAGTCCGATTACAACGTCGGCTTATTTTGTCGTCGCGGTACCCAAAACTGCAACCCAAGCGCAGCTCGACAATGTCGTTGCTACGTTTAAGGCTGCTGTCGCGGATGCCACGTTCATGGCGGCTGTGCTGAACAACGAGAAGTAACGCTCTTATTAAGAGCTATATCGCTTCCGTTGCTTAACTATCAGAAAGGCTGGATGGTACTCCATTACATGCATGCTATAGAACATACATATATCAGCCTGCTAGCAGATGTCGCTCGCTCATCAGGGTTCTCTGAAATACGAGGATCTTATGAAGGGCTGCATTGGTGCCTATATGAGGCGCCTAAGCTAGAGAAGTTAATCCTGGGTTATATCGAAGTTGGCAGTGATGCCAACCTAGATAGTTTTCCGGGGTGGCTACATCGTCTTGTAGCTGCGTCCTTAGTGGATGCAGTAAGACTACGAGAGGTGAGGCAGCTTCTTCTGTTTTGCTATAAAGCCTACGTTACATATGACACAAAATCAACTCAGACTGCGTTCCAAGGTTTCCTTGAAACGAACCATCAGGTTGGACAGTACTCGAACTGGCTTTCACAAGCTAGTCCGGTATTGCTTGATCTGGCTCGTAAACATTGTCAAAGCGTGTTGTATCGATTCCGAGAGAAGGCCTTAAAACCCTCTCATGGACCCGGTGCGGTAACCACCTCTAAGGAGAAGTGGCAACACTTGTATTCTACCATAGAATACCTGTACCCGTATAGCGACTGGTATAGCCTCTATTTTAATAGAGACTGTGCCATGAACTATGACGATATGCTAAGACAGGACATCATTCGTGCGAAGCTCATCGCTGTCCCAAAAGACAGTCGTGGGCCTCGCTTGATATGTGTCCACCCTGCTGAAGCAATTTGGCTTCAGCAGGGATTACGTCGTGAGCTTGAACGCGCTATCGCGATCAAGAGGTTAGCGAGTGGACCTTGGCCCTGTGGCAAGATTCATTTCGATGATCAGTCTGTTAACGGAAAGATAGCCCTTATGTCTAGTAACTCGCGGCGTTATGCCACGCTAGATATGAAGGAAGCATCTGACCGAATATCCGATGTCCTTGTACAGATCCTTTTTGGAAGGAAGTATAAGGCTTTCGGATGTTGTCGTGCTCAGGAGTTGTCATTCCTACGGGTGGTGGCTTTGCCAACATACGTGGGTGGATGAATTGCTACGCTCCGATGGGGAACGCAACTACGTTTCCTGTCCAGAGTTTAGTATTCTGGAGCATATGTGTAGCGTCAATGCAGTACCATGGGTTTCATCAACCCGGTGCTGTGTTTGTGT